CCAAGGAAACCCATTGGCGACAGACAAGCACAAGTCTAAGGCAAGGAACGATTTAAACGTGCCGGACGCTCCAAAGATCATGCCCATACTGTCAGCCGGGATCAGGTTCTTAACCAACCAGCGGATGTTCTTGGTGCTTTCGCCAAGCTGGGAGATGGTCTTCCAATACTTCTCGTATGGCAGGAACTCCTCTGGCTTGGGCGCGTACTTCTCCGCGCCCTGCACCATGCGAACAAGATCGTCCCCGAATCTTTTCTGCCACCGCTCAAGCTGTGGCCCCTCTTCCGCTGGCTTGCTGGCAAGCATGAGAGAGCGCAAGGCATTGACGGTAGCGCCTGGCTTCAGCCCAGAGGCGACGAAGCTGGCCGATAGCCGCATTAACGCATCATGGTATGACCGCTCTTTTAGGTTTGGATTGATGATCGCTTTGAACAGATCGACGGCATCGCCCGTGCCTTCAGGCTTTGGCTTTGGGGCTTCCACACCGCGTTTAATCGCATCCAAATCGAGGCTAAAAGTAGCAGCGGCATCGGTCAGGCTGTAGACTTCATCGAGCTTGCAGAACAGCAACCGCGTTGTCCAAAGACCGCTCTCCCGTTGCTTTGTATTCGTGCCCACAGGCAACCGTGCGTATCGTACCGGGTTATTGCCACTATTGTCCGCCTTGACATGACCGCTCGCTCCCATCGCTCGCAGCAAGGCGTCGATCAAAGCCGCGTTATGAGTGTCGGGATCGCCTGGGTCGAGCAGAACGCCGACCTGGTAGTTCCCCTTCGATGTTTCGAGCGCGTAAGAATAGCTACCGACAAGATCGTTTAACCCCGCTGGAGTTACATCATCGGCAAGGAGAACAGCCAAGCGCCCAAAACACTCTTTTGACCGGCGCTTGTCGCCGCGTGAGCGCATGACGCCGACAGAATAATAGTTATTATCCTCGCTGCGCTTATTGATGACGACCTTTTGCGATTCCGACCCAGACCAAGAACTCCCTAGCCATGCGCCAGGAGGCGCGGCACTGGGATCAGCGGAGAACGATGCAGTCCAGCCATAGTCGTCCCGCAGCCTGCCGTATATGGCAGACAGGAAATCCGAATTACGCATTCCAACCCCTTATTCGATAACGATTCCAGACAGGTCCGCGAGGCTTAAACTGATGTTGCGCTTGATCGCATGGTTGAGGAGCTTGACCCAATGCGTTTGGGGTATTTTACCGGCTGTGCCAGCGTCGATGAGCCAGCGGCTGACAGAGCTTGCCTGGATGCCTAAAATCCTGGCAGTGGGCGTGACGCCGCCGAACCGCCGTATGACCGAATAGGCCGGTTCACATCGGCCTTGAATATGTCCCATAACAAATCCTTTGCGTGTTGATTCGCCCAATATGCACTAAAAGCAATCATACGCAATAAACATCTTTTGTAAGAAACATATTGCGTGATGTAAAGCCTTGCGCTATGAACACTCACTGACAAAGGAGAACCGCCATGCAGCTATCCAATTTCGACGCCCAGCTAGAAGGCCTAGCAGAACGCTTGTTTGAAGCAAAAAACGCAGAACGAGAAGCCACCGCTGCTCGCATTGAGATCGAAGAAGAAATCCTGATATTAGTGCCAGCCCGAGAAGAGGGTTCAGATAGCAGATTGCTGTCCAATGGCCTGAAACTCAAGACCATCGGTAAGCTCATATATAAGGTTGATCTAGAGAAGCTGATCCAACTCACCGCAGCGTGGCCTGACGGCTTCAAGCCCGTCAAGACAGAAATCAAAGCTGACGACACTATACTCAAAGCAATCCGCGCCCAGCGCCCAGACCTATGGCGAGAGATCGCAGACGCCATCACGACCAAACCCGCGAAAACCGCAGTCACAGTGGAGACAAAATAATGGCCTTCGACCTTAAGAGTATCCGCAAGAACGATGCAATGTCTGCGCCCAGGCTTATGATTTATGGCGTTGAAGGCATCGGCAAATCAACATTCTGCGCTGGCGCCCCCAATCCAATCTATATCTTGACTGAAGATGGTCTTGGCTCGCTTAAGGTCGATCACTTCCCGATAGCAACCTCGTTCAAAGATGTCTTGGACGCCATCGCGACCCTGTACAATGAGAAGCACGACTTTGAAACTGTGGTGATCGACAGCCTGGACTGGCTTGAGGCTATCATCCAGCGCGAGATTGAGCAGAAGTACGATGCTAAGGATCTGGCCTACGGCAAGGGTGCGCTTATCGCCGCTGAACGGTGGCGTGAAATCCTCGACGGCCTGAACGGCCTCCGCAACAATAGAGGCATGATCGTCATCCTGGTCGCGCACACAACGATTAAACGCTTTGATAGCCCAGAAGTTGAGCCTTTCGACAGGTATCAGCCCAAGCTGCAAGAACGCAGCAACGCAGTCGTCCGCGAGTGGTGCGATGCGCTGTTGTTTGCCAATTATAAGACCATCGTCAAGAAAGACGACGTTGGTTTCAACCAGACCAACAATCGCGGGATTACGACGGGCGAGCGGTTGTTGTTTACGAGCGAGCGCCCCGCTTACATGGCGAAGAATCGCTACAACATGCCTGAAAGCATTCCGTTGTCGTGGGATGCATTTGAACAAGCCATCAGCTAACCGGAGAAAACCAATGCCCTATTTTGATTTTGACGTATCGTCATACGAAGCACCAACCAAGCGCAGCTTTGAACCCCTGGCCCCAGGCGATTACAATGCCATGATTACCGACAGCCAGATGAAGACCACCAAGGCTGGCACGGGCGAATATCTGGAACTTACCATGCAGATCATCGACGGCACCCACTCTGGTCGTCGCATCTGGGAACGCCTGAATGTTGTGAACGCTAGCAAGGTGGCCGAGGAGATTGCTCGTTCGCAGCTCAACGGCATCAAGGCGGCTTGCAATATCGAGAAGCTGGAAAGCAGCGAGCAGTTGCATGACATCCCGTTCGTGTTGTCGCTCGACATTGACCGCCGTGAGCCGACCCGTAACAAGGTCATGGGCTATACGTCAGTCGCCAAGGCCCCGCGTCCTGCCGTGACTTCCGGCAAGAAGGTGTGGGAGCGTAAATAATGCCACCCATGCCCGACTCAATGCACACCACCGCCCGCAAGATTTACGAGTGGTACGAAGCTAAGAAAGAAGACCACCGCGAGCATCTTGGTGCGTCATTGATCGGGCATGCCTGTGACCGTTACCTCTGGCTAACATTTCGCTGGGCGGCGTCCCCTGAGTTTGGGGGGCGCCTCCTGCGGCTCTTTGATACCGGCAAGCGCGAGGAGGCGCGGGTCCATGAAGAACTTCGTGGTATTGGTGTTGAACTCCACACTGAAGAAGATGGTTCGCAGATTACTTGCCGCGATGATACCGGCCACTTTGGCGGAAGCATTGATGGTGTCGGTCTGGGCTTCCCTGAAGCGCCGAAAACGTGGGCGGTCTTAGAGATTAAGACATGCAATGCTTCCAGCTTTGCCAAGCTCAAGGCGCGAGGCGTCGAGGCTGAGAAGCCCCAGCATTACGCCCAGATGCAGACCTACATGGGTCTGCTGAAGCTAGACCGCACGATGTATATCGCGGTGAATAAAGACACGGACGATCTGCACACCGAGTGGGTGCATTTCTCCAAGACGACGTTCCGCGACCTGAATGACCGTGCAGAGCGCACGATTAAACGCACTACGCCCGCAGACCGACTCAGCGACGACCCGGCGCATTGGCAGTGCAAAATGTGCGACATGTACAAGCTGTGCCACCAAGGCGAGCAGCCTGAACGCAATTGCAGGACATGCTGCCATGCAACGCCTGCGGCTGCTGGCAAGTGGAACTGCGAACTGCACGGCAAGGGTCTGACGGCGGCAGAGCAGCGCGTTGGGTGCGATGGGCATTTGCTCATCCCTGCGCTCATGCCAGGGGCCGAGCCTATCGACGGTGGCGTGAACAGCATCACCTATCGCGACACGACTACCGGCAACACGTTTACAGATGGGCCTAAGCTGAAGGTAAGGCGAAGGACCGGCATCACAAAGAAAGAAGCGAAGATGGCCGAAGAGTTTAACGCGCCCTTCGTTGATCCGTTCAATGACGATATTCCGTTTTGAGGCGGGGCATGGCGAGGCATGGCGAGGCGTGGCTAGGCGAGGTGCGGCGAGGTGTGGCTCGGCTCGGCCAGGCGGGGCTAGGCAAGGCGTGGCGAGGCCAGGTTGGGTTTGGCAAGGTTTGGCGAGGCGCGGCCAGGTTTGGTTTGGCGTGGTTTCTTTTAACGTGGCTTTAACAAGGAGAAGGAAAGACAATGAGTAAGGTAGTTAACTTAAAGCAAGACCAAATTACTAACGGCGCAGAA